CAAAAAACGAAGAGTTATTTAAAACTAAGTGGTCAGCCTCAAGGAGTGCTATCCATAATAATTGGCAAATCTTAAAAATCACCAACATTGAAGACATAACCGAAACATTTGAAGACGATTTCATGTACGACATAGAGGTTGAAGACGACCACTCTTATGTTGCAAATGGAATTGCCGTACATAATTGCTTCCCTTATGCTGAATTAGATGAGCAGGCGGGCACTTGGAATCGAATTACAATTCTAAACCCAGACTATGTTCATGTCAAGAAGACAGTCATCGGAAATCATACTATGGTTTCCCTTCGACCTGACGCGACTCTGCAGCGATTGGTAAACTCAACTTCTCCTGCAGATTTGTCTATGCGAAAGTTTATTCCTAAGCATATCTTAAATTATGTACGGAGAGGACAGAATATTCCTCTTGACGCATTTAACATCTCTCACTTGAAGCTACTTAGCTCCCCATATGATATTCGAGGCACCTCGATTATTGTTTCTATTTACAAAGATTTAATGCTATATGATAAGCTTCGAGAGTCAAAGTTTGCTCAAGCAGATGGCATGATAAATCCTCTAACTCTAGTTACACTTGGTGGAGAAGGAGATTACCGCCCTACTCAGTCTGATATTGAAGCGTTTAAAAACCTATTGGAAGAGGCGCAATACGATAAGGACTTTAAGATTGTAACTCACAACGGGGTTAAGGTTGAAAGAGCAGGGTTCTCTGGGTCTACTTTGGACATTGGAACCGATATTGAACACATTGTCACGAATCTTTATGCAGGCTTGATGACTCCGAAATCACTAATGGATCAGGAAAGCTCCTGTCTTAAGGTTTCTGATAATGAGATCTTAACGGAGTCTGGTGGGTGGAAATTCTTTGACGATCTAAAAGAAGACGATAAAATCGCCACAGTAAATCCCAAGACACAGGCTTTGGAGTTTCATAAGCCAACTTTTTATAAAGATTATAAATTTTCCGGAATGATGTATCACTTTGAGAATCAAGAAGTTGATGTAGAAGTTACTGATTTTCATGAAATGTTTTTATCAGAAGACAACGGGTCTTCTTTTGAAAAGAAGCGAGCGCTTGAGGTTTTCGATATTGACGAGATAAACTCTGACGTTCCATTCTCCAGCAAACACAAGAAAAACGTTAGATTTATGACTACAGTTGACTCGTGGGATGGAAGCGAAGCTCCAGAGTTTATCTCAATACCTCATAAAGAGCAGTATACTGGGGTTGAATCTACCATGGAAATTCCCTTTGATGATTGGCTTGAGTTCATTGGATACTACCTCTCAGAGGGGCATTTGCGTCGAAGAAATGATAAGAGTAGGAAAGACAAGCATATGTCTCCATGTGGCGTTGATGTTACACAGCAAGTTGACGGAAAGGGGTTTTCCAAGATGTCTGCGCTATTTGACAGGTTCCCATATAGTTCAAATATAACCGGGGAAAAGAGTCGTCGTAGATCATGGAATATTTCGAATACAATGCTTTCAGAATATGTTTTAAAGCATTACGGAGAAAAAAGTGCTGGAAAGTTTATTCCTCATGACATTAAGGCTCTATCCAGAGATAAGCTTGAAATCTTACTCGACGCAATGATCCTAGGCGATGGGCATATTTTGAAGAACAGTGGTTCTGGTTCGGTAAAATATGCCACTATATCAAAGCAGCTTGCAGATGATGTTCAGGAGATAGCCTTTAAGTGTGGTTATGCAACCAAGGCCAAATGGTATACGAAAACTGCGAATGGAAAAACCTATGCTCCAATTTGCCAAATAAGCATTTTGAAAAATGCCAACTGTAAGCGTGGTCCCATCAGAAAATCTAAGCCTATAGTTAAGCCAACTGATGTAACTATTAACTGGGTTAATGAAGAAAGAGTATTCTGTGTTGAAGTTCCTAATCACGTATTTGTAACCAGACATAATGGCAAGATTGCTATACATGGAAACACATACGCGTCATCTTCTGTTGGTCTTGAGGTTTTGAGACAGAGATACGATATTTTTAGAAATATGATTAAGAAATGGCTAGAGAGAAAGGTTTTCGCTCCAATCTGTGAAATACAAGATTTCTTTGAATATAAAGATGGAGAAAAAAGACTACTAGTTCCCTCAATCGACTTCAACCACATGAATCTTTATGATATGGCTGACTTCATAACTTCTGTCGGGCAGTTCGTTGGAAATCAGCAAGTTTCGCTACAGACTCTACATAGAAGTCTTGGCTTAAGCTATGAGGAAGAGCGCAGAAGAATTAGAGAAGAAATGATAGATAACCAAATCTTCACCAAGGAGCAGCAGGTTCTTGGAAACATGAAGCTTACAGAGCTTCTGAGTCTCGACCCATCTAAGTCAATTACTGAGCCTCCTGGCGCAGAAGCTGCTCCTGGCGCAGAAGGTGGACTTCCCGGCGTGGAAGAAGGTGGCGAGATGGGAGGATTAGGGGGCCTTGCGGATATGGGAGGAGAGGCTTCTCCTATGGATATGGGGGCTCCTCCAGAGGGGGCAATGTAGCATGATAAAATTCAGTCAAGAAGAATCTCTGGAAGAATTAAAGGACGAGTCGGCAGAAGGCGAGGCAGGACAGAACCCTGCCCCCGAAGGAGGCGGGTCTGAAGCAGAGCCTTTATCAGAAGATGAAGAGAGAAAGATCGCAAGGCTAAAGATGCAGAGCCTTACGTTTATTGAGGCTGGGCTAAAAGAAGCAGAAGGGAAGGGATTTCTAGGAGCCTCTAAGGTAGGAGTAGCTGACGGGATTAGTTCTGCAGTAACGTCATTGCTTTCGGGTGGGCTGCCATCTGTAAACCCATTGGCGGGAAGAATAAAATCTAAAAAGAATATAGGAGTAGAATATAATAGCGAATATAACAAAAAAGCCAGAGAAGAATTTGTCGCTATAATGACGGATCTTAGAACTATTCTCAAAAGAAGATTTAATGCGTTTTTAGAAGTAACAGAAGCCTCTATTGAAAAAGAGCCTCTTGGGGACGACAAAAACTCTATTCTCGATAATTATTATAATATCATTAGCAACCTAATCCTATCTAAGAATAAGGTTTCTCATCTTTTGTCCAGTAGTCCCTCTGGGATTATTTTAAACGTAATGATCCCAGAGATAATTGCACTATTTAAAGCAGTGGGGTCTAATTACCAACTGGTAAAGAGCGATAATAATCCAGAAAATATAAAGTTGCTTTATTCCTCGATAAAAAGTTTAGAATCTTTTTCAAACGCTTACGAGGGTGAGCGCCTTGAGTATGCAGTTCGCAAGAAGCAGCGAGAGTCGGCAAGAAAAAAGCTTTTAAGCAATAAGGGAAAAAAGAATAAGTCAAAAGAGGAGCCGAATAGACCTTCTGGCTCCGGCACAAGTACTAGCGGCCCCAAGAGAATGCTAATCAGACGAGTAATTCCTCTCAGGGGGTTTGATGATGAGACCATGAGTAGTACGGGTGACTATGAAAAGTCTATTCTAAAGGCAAAGGACCCCCTTTTGGGAGATCTTATTTTTGGAATTGATTTCGTAGAAGATATATCAAATAAAAGTGCGGATGAGCTATTAAAGAATATGATGATAAGTGAGGGGGTTAAGATTACTACTTCTTTGTCGAAGAACGATATCAGTTCAAATATCATCGAGCATGATGGAGAAAATATTCTTGAAATTATTTTTTCAAGAAGAGGAGTTTTAAGTGTAAGAGATTCTGGAGACAAACATCTTTTCACAGTTGATGGAGATAGTAGTGCTAAAATGCCGCAAGTTGTTACTGCAAAGCCTCTAGAAGAAACAGAAAGGTTAAGAAAGATTTCTTCTACGTCCACTACTACTCCTCTATATCAGAGCAGATCTCCAAGTGGTGAGAGTATTTCGTTTACACCGGCCGATCTAGTTGCGGGCGGTGGATATTTAACTGATTCTAAGGGAAAGAAATTTAAGCCAAAGAAGATTAAAGGAAAATCTCTCTCCTCTAGAGTTATGTCAAAAGGGTTTGGTAAAACTAAGAAATAAAATGAACAAAAAATCTTATAGAAATAAGCGATTAGAAAGGCTGGATGCGCAATTTAATTTAAACCTTCCTAGCCAATCTTCTGGAGAAGAGGGTCTCTCTGGAGACACCGCTTCTGGCGGCGGGCGAGGTTATGCTATGCCCGGAGAGTCTGTTATGCCGGCAATGCATTCAGACGAAGAGGATCGTGAAGAATTTCCGAAGGAGCAGCGCAGAACTCACTCTTTAGATTACGATAAGTTAACAGAGGTTCTTATTGGACTTTCTGATGAGATGGATAAAGAATCTTCTTTTGAATATGCTAATTTTACAGATTTCTTGATTAAAAAAATAGCTGAGCAAAAAGCCTTAAATCCTCAGATCCTGCTTAAGGATCTGCTTATAAAAATAAATAATTCTGATATTATTGGAAAGCAGACTCTTATAAAGACTATTGTTCGTGAGTATAACTCTTTACTTATAGAGTCTGTAGAAGATGGGGACGAAGAAGAGCGCGCTCATGAAGATGCGTATCATACTGTTGCTCAAATGGTAATAAATCATGTCTAATCCTGAAATAAAAAAAGAATCACAAATGTTAGAGCAAAATGCAGTATATGTTGCAGAGCAGCTTTATAATATTATTAAAATAATGATAAGTGGTATGGCCCCTGAGTCTCGTCCGAAATCTTTTAACAATATTAAAAATAAGATTTCTGAGTTTAATAGGATGGAAATTGCCAATAAGAAGAGTCCGGGCGGTGCCTCAATCGGAGTGAGCTTGGGCTTAATTAAAAATGTATTAAATAGTAAAGATCCATATTTTATAAATATCGTATTAAGTGAACTATCCTCTAGGCTATAATTTAATCTGCTATTTTAATCATAAAATATATAGGAATTTATAATGAAAAAATTATCAACGCCGTGGACGGGGGATAGCGAGAGTGGAATGGGAGCTATGGATCCGTCTGGAGACTCCGATAGAGATATCGATGTGGGCGAAGGTGGATCTAAAGGCTACTCAACGATGGTTGGCCACAAGTTCTATGAATCAGACGCAGAGGTCCCGACTGCCGGCATGTTTTCTACTCTTCAGGATTCAGGTGAAGATCTGGAGGTTTCAGATCTGGAGGTCGGAGAGACGGAAGATGGTTTAGATATTTTTGCAAATGATTTTATAAGTTTGCTAAAAGTCGGATCAAATCTGCTCAGCATAGGGCATGTGCCTAAACCTGAACTAAAAGCCTTGGCGGAAAGAGAGCACAATATAGTTTCATTGCAAGAAAAGGCCACTAAAGACATAAATCTATCCGGATTTCATGTTGAGGCGGGAAGTCCCATGTTTTATCGGTCAAGGTATAAGCTTGATGGATTCTATTCTTCGTCTTCGTTTGATAGTGCAGAAAATGCGGAAATTTCTTTAAAGAATATTTACGAACAAATGAGGCCTTTATCATATGGGCTTATTCTTTCTCAAGATAACTTTAATCTTGAGGCTATAATTAAAAAGTGCAACTTTAAAGTTATTAAAAAGAATATAAATAAGATTTCAAAGTTTTTAATAAAGAAAAATGATCTAGATAAGATCGCAGTAATTAGGCATTATAATTTAGAAAAAAAAGAATTTTCAACATTCGAATGCGATGTTGCGGACACCTACCAAGATAGAGTGATTGGTCTTCAGGCCTATTCAAGTCTTCTTGATAAATGTGGTTTAATATTCAAATATGATAAGCCCACAGATGCTATGTTCCACATGGGCAGTGTTGGATTCCCTATTGACGTAGCCTTTTTGAATAACGATAATACAATTGTAAAGCTTTGTAAGGGCATAGAGCCAGGATCATTAGAAATTTTCGGCTCAGCCAATACCAAGACTGTGCTGGAACTTGCGGCAGGAGCTGTAAACGCAATCGGAGCAAAGATTGGAGATAAGTTGTTCTTAAGCTACGGAGAGCAGATATCTGAAAGATTCGAAAAAGAGTCCAAAGTATTGGAGTCCATAGACTTAGATAAGTGCATCTACAAAGAGTCCTCTTATGCAGATGGATCTTTTTATAACTTATATAATTTCAACTTATATTTGAAAAATTCTAATGAATCATCCATATCTTCTCTTATTAAGAACGCAAAAAATTATAATACAAATAGGAATACGGTTATTTGTTATGATTTAAATTTTATTTTTGATTCAAAAGAAATTAAGCTATACAGACGTGAGAGCCCAAGTGAAAACCACAAGGTGGCCAGGGGACTCTATGGAGAGACCTTTTCTGTTGGCAGTGGTTTTGTGAGAACCTCAAGAGAAGTTCTTTTGGAGAACAATTTCTATAGAAATATAAGCAGGGGATACGGCCTCAATGTTGGGGAATATGTTCGAGATTCTGTGTCTGACAGAACTAGAGACGCATATCTTCGTCAAATTTATAAAGATTCAGGTGGCATTTTAAATAAAATTTCATTTGTTTATAAAGATAACTTAAACAAAAAACTTGCGACTGAGCTTTTAAACGCAGAAATAAGAGAAATAACTGGGGACAAAAGGTTTTCAGTAAAAGCAGATTTCATAAGAGTCCCGGCTGAATTTGACGACAAGAACTGCCTTGACGCTTTGGCGTGTCGTTATCCCAATTATAGAATTGCCCTGAAGGTAAATTCCTTATCTAAAGCTGCGGGAGCCCCGGTTCCGGATCATATAAAAGAAAGCGCCAGAAAGGCCGTGCGATATTTCGACAGAGCAAAAGAGGCTTGTTCAGATCTTATTGAAAATTTAAATAAGAATACTGCGGTTTATCAGCAGCTGATTGACAGACCAGATGTTATCAAAAATAGCAAGGGCGAATATAGTGAATCTTGTAAGCGAAACTCTAAGGTGACGAAGGGCTGCTTACTCAATATTCGAGAAGGAATCAAGGTTCTCAGCTCTGTGCAGGATATCTCTACAACAGAAGAGATTATAAGCAGCATTGCTGGTTCTTCAAAATCATTCTCTGACTCTATCAAGGTAGTTTTTGATATGATTGGCACTATTGATTCAGAGGATTTTGTGCAAAATCTGGAAGCAAGCACCGGAATTACCGTTATAGCTCTTGAGGATTTAAAAACTATTTTAGATAGAGCAAGAGAGTATATAACAAAAAATATTTTGGGTATGATTATATTATCCAATTAGGACTTTACATGTTTATAAAATTTAGTGATAAAACAAAGAAAATCATAGTTAAAACCTCCAAGGAGGGGTATGATAGTGAACTCGAAGATGGCGTTGAAACTATAAATTTATATAAAAATAAAGATAATAAGGACGTAGATAATAGAAGAATTGACATTTTGAATACTTACTTAAATAATGATAAAGAAGAATAAAGGTATGTTATTCAAAAAAAAATTACACAAAAAGTCATAAAACTAATATTTATATAAATACTTGATCAATTCTTATAAGGGTTTTTATGATAAAAAAGATATGTTTTTCTCCAGATAATTATGATATAGAGACGCACACACACGCTGCTGTATGTGCGAATCCCCTTATTATAAAGCGATTTACGAAATTGGCAAAGAGCCTTCGTAATATCGCACCAAAGTCAGATGACTTTTTATATTTCTCCATTATTTTCTTAAAAGCCGCAGAATCATCTTTAATAGATGATAATGGCAATATAAAGAAAGTAGGCTCAGAAGATGCCTGGGGATTCTATGATGAAAAATGGAAGTGGCATGGAAATGTTCTTCCACATAGAAATAACAATAAAGATATCTTCCCAGAATCTGAGCTAAAAGAGGCAACCGCGAAATGGATAGGTCTCCCCCTCTGTAGGGATCACGAATCAAGCTCTGTAGACGGAATTCGCGGAATCATTCTAGACACACACTACGACGAAAAATTCAAGCAAGTAGTTGGACTTTGTGCTCTTGATAAAGTCAACTACCCCGATCTCGCCAGGAAGGTTCAGACTGGAATGGTTCGATATGGATCGATGGGCACTGCGGTAGAGACATCAATCTGCTCAGATTGCCAGAACCCAGCTACAAATCAAAACGAATATTGCAAGTGCATTACCAGTCGGGCTGCACACGGCGAAGTCAATGTTGGACTTAAGCCAATCGAATATAGTTTGGTAGTACAGCCCGCTGAGCCTGGAGCCATTCTTCTCAAGTGTATCGCATCTCTCCAAGAATATAAGAGAGATTTTACAAATTATGGAGTAGATAACGTTTCAGAGATGCTCGGAAAGCTAAGTCTTAAGCAGGCTGAGCATTTAGACGGTATAATGAAGACGGCATGTGGCGACAACAGTTGCTCTATAGATGATAGAGATAGTATAGTAAGAAGCTTCTTGAAAAATAATGGCCTCTTAAAGAATGCATCTCCCGAAAGTGCGGAAGAGGTAAGAAATATTGCAGAAGCATTAAAGATTCTTCCTGAAGCGGCCAGTCTCCTCAAGGATCCTAAGGTTAGTAAAGAAGTGAAGAACGTAGTCGAAATGCTTGTTGGCAAACTTGACGAAAACTTTAGACCAGATCTATCGACAGAGAAAACAGAGAGATTTACAACACAAAAAAGTTCAGATGAAGAGGGGCCGGGAGATGTTCAGGAGTTTAGCTCTGCGACATCAAGAGTGAACCTTAACGGCGGTGGAGATAACGGGAACCTTCCCGACTTTGCCGGAGATGAAGACGATATTTTAGGCTTTCAGGGCGGCGGCGGTGATGCCTCTGTTTCGATAGCGAGCAGTGAGCAAAATCAAAAAGTTAAAACGGCCAATACTGGCAGTAGCGGCGATTTTGTTAACGACTTTTCAATTAATTCAATTATGGAGGATATTATGAATGAGTCACGATTAAGAAAGAGAGCTGAGCTACGCCGTAAGATTGCTTACCACCAGGGTGGCTCAGAAGGCGTAGAGCCGAACACATACAAAGACGAAGCTTATACCTTTAATGAAGATAAGCAGATGAAGCAGGATGGAAACCTAGGTGGAGACACTGGAATGGTTCCTGGCGATAAAGAAACCAAAGAGAAGCTCAGCCGAGCAGAGCTTGAAGAGCGAAGAATGAAGCGACTAGCTTATATGCAGGGTGGTGCCGAAGGCGTAGAGCCGAATACCTACAAGAATGAGCCCTATACCTTCAATGAAGACAAGCAGATGAAGCAGGACGGAAATATGGGTGGCGATACGGGTTCATTCCCTGGTGATGCAGAGGTGAAAGCCAAGCAGTGCAGAGCCGCTTATGAGGGTCCCGGTCTGAGCACTAAGTTCTCTGTAAGCAGAGCCCTAAACGGAACTGTAGATAAAGAAGCAAGTCTTTTAGAGGTTTTTGCTGGTGACAAGAGAGTGATCGCGGCTACTGGTCGAGAGATTTTCGGTCCCGAGCTAGAGAGCAACTGGGAGTGGCTAAAGAGCCGCGACTATGGAAAAGAGGTTTGCTCTCAGATTCGTACATCAGGTCTGACTCATGTGGCTGGCATTCTAAAGTCTGCCCAGGAGCTACCTGCCGAGCTAGAAGGCGCTCCTATGGATATGCCTACTGGCGAGTTAGAGCCAGAGCTTCCGATGGAAGAGCCGCTTCCGATGGAAGAGCCGCTTCCGATGGATGATGAGCCTGAAGAGCCCGGAACTGCGGTCGATAATAGACTAGCAGAGATGGAGCAGCTAATTGATGAGGTCAGAGATCTCGTTGGAGAGCTTGAGGACGGCCGAAGCGCAGATGTAGACGTAAACGTGTTTACTGGCGCCGAAGGCGAGGGCGAAGAGCTAGACGCAGAGATGGCAGAGATGACTGCTTTGTCTTCAAAGATTCTTAAGAATCTAAAGGTTGCATTTGAGCGCCTAGACGGTTCTGCTGATGAGCTATCAATGGTCGCAGAGACTTTTGATAATATCGGAAAACTATCCGCAGCTCAGAAGGTTGAGTTTAAAAAGCTGGCAAGCGCTGCAGTCAAGGATGCTGATAGAGCAACTGGTGAAGCAAGAGCTATGGTTCGATTCGCTATGGATATGGCCGAAGATGAGCCGAAAGAAGATATGGCGATGGATCAGATTGCTGAGCCAATAGATATCCAGCAGCCTGGCGGACTAACTAATGACGCAGATGATGCTCCGGAAGAAATGGAAGAGCTAGTTTCTGAGGCTATGCAGTTACGAAGAGACCGCAGAGAGGCGATTCTAAAGCAGGCTGAAAAGAGATTGTCATCTGATAAGCTCAAAAAAGAAGCCGAGGGCGTAGACGAGGTTGCTGGAGAGGCTCTTGCTGCCGATACGATTATGAACGAAGCTGCTGATGAGGTCGAAGAGGAAGCCTGTGCTGCTGATCCGATTGAAGACGAAGCTGCTGATCCGGTTGCGGAAGAAGATCTTGCTGAAGGCGGATGGAATACTGTCGCTGAAGATAAAGCTTCTGCGCTCAAGGCTGCTCTCGCAGAGAAGATGCAGGAGAAGCGTGCCAACGAAGACAGAGAGGCATTTAGAGTCAAGCTCCGTAGAGCGTATGATGTTGGCCTCGAAATGCAGTCCAAGGGTCTGCTGCCGGCTTCTAAGGCATCTCTAGATCGACAGGTTGATGAGATTATGTCTTTCGATAATAATGCTTTTGAAGCGTTCAAGAGAAGTATCGGAAATGCGCGCCCTGTTGGAACAATGAAAATTGCCACAGATCTTGGTGGAATAAGCATTGGTGTTAAAAATGAAGAAAATGTTTCGAATGAGCAGAGACTAATGTCTGCTGATTCACTTTCATCTCTCTGGGACGAATAGGGGTAAACAATGTATAGCCTAAAAAATAATGGAGATAATATCGCTCAAGAATTTGCTGGGCTAATGGGGGGCGCTGCAACTGCAGCGCCCGCCCCACCCGTAGAAGAGGTCGTAAAGACAGCTTCTTTAGGTGAGGAGCCCCAGGGTGCAGAGTTAAGTTTAGATTCGGAATTAAAAGATATGATTTTAGAAGGAGATCCGGAGGGATCTGGTGAAAATTATGCTTCTGACTTAATTGATGATGATATTGCCGATATGGACTCTTATGCTGGTTTTAATCCGGTGTTAACAGCTAAAACAAAGTATATCGTTACAGGTCTTCGAAAGATTTCCGCAGATCTAAAAACGAAAGGAGAGGCCTTTGCCTCTGACGTAGTAGAAGCTACTGCTAGAAGTATAATTGGAGACTTTAAGAAAGAGGCCAGCAAAAATAAAGATGTGACTAATACCTTGAATAAAATCGCAAAAGAATTAAGCGAGTCTGGAGATCAGTTTGCAGCAGATATGGTTCTTGCTACCTTGAACAAAATTTCTTAAAGAAATTTCCTATTAATAGTAAAATTAAAGGGAGGAGAGTCATCTCCTCCCTTTTTTGTGGAGAGTTAAATTGTTAAAAGTTATTCACAGTGGAAATGCCTTACCTATGAGTCTGTCTGTTGATCCAACAGCAGAGTTTGAGCCTGGAATGTTCGCACAACTTGGTTTGATAGGAAATGATATAGTTGCCAGTATAAGTGATGGCACAGCTCCACTTGGAATTATAGATGATGTTAGGACTTCTGCTTTTACACGACCCCAGATAGATGAGATTGTTCTGGTTGACGCCCAAGGCTCAGTACTTGATGGAAACGGAAAAAGGGTAAGCACGGTAGACGTTACCGGAGTGCTTGAGTTTCCAAATATTATAGAGAATAGCTTTACCTCAACTGTTTCAATTGTTTTAAACTCTGTAAATGGAGTTATTACGATTCCCTCTGGAACTGAATTGAATTTTGACTCAACAGGCAATGGAACCAATGACAGCTTTAGGATTGTTGTAAATTATATTTACAGAATAGCTGGAAAGCCAGGAGATGATACCACGGTTGGCAGTGGAAGAATCACGATACACTATCAGAGAGGAATATATGCTACTGATCAGTTTGATACAACTCAAGCTTATCCTCTAAATATAACCCTCTATATAGGTTTAGATGGGAAGTTGACATCCGCTCAACCGACAGACAATCATCCGGGTGTGGCCCTATGTACTGGCCCTCCCTCTTCCTCAATTGGTACATTAGAGTTCCTGTTACTTTAAAGTTAAACTACTAATTATTTAAATTTTATTGACAAATACTTTGGAGTAGATTATGCAAAATTATTGGAGCAAAGAAGACCTAGCTAACTTTAATGATAGTGAGGTTTTCAAGGAATTAGAAGCACGAATTATCGATACGGTTAAGCGTGCCGGTATTTTGACTGAAAAAATCGCCGCGCAAGAAGCTGTAGAGAGCCTAAAGGCCATAGAAGATCAGGCAAAAAAGACTACGGAAGCTCTAAGTAATCTTGCAGAAGATCCTGAAGAAGATAAAGAAGAAGATGAGGCGGATGACGCAACTCTAGAGGTTGTCGCAGAGCTTCGTATTTTAGCCCAAGAGGCTATTAGTAAAAATGATATAAAGCTAGCTTACAAGATCGAGCGCACTATTGATGAAATCTTGGAGCAGGAAGTAGTATGCGAATAAACAAAGTATCTAATCGCTCATCTCTCGATTCTTATTTTGAAACGATTAGTCGTTTCAACAAGAAGGCCAGTTTGGCTACCGCTGTACGAGACATGTTTGATGTGGCGAGAGTTGCTGGTAAATTTAGATCTCTAAATCTTGAAAAGGCTACGCATTTAATAGAGTTATTTGGAAAGTCTAATGTAGATGAGCTTGGGGAGATTCTTGCGAAGGGAGATGGGGACAGGCTAGTTTCTTTTTTGAGAAAGGCAACCAGAGAGGGTAACGAGGATCTTGTTGCGCTTGTTCACAAATCTATGAAGGATGGACCTGAGGTATTAGAAGATTCAATAAAGCATATTGATGCTGCAAAGTCTGAATATGCTAGTTTTAAACGAGGAGTGGATAATATTGGTCACAATCCTCCCGACCCAGGGCTTGCTGGAATGGCCCGAGGCGCACCGGAGTTAAAGATACTTTCTAGCATAGTTACCGAGAGCCTTCCTGCCGTAGGAAATAAGCTTATAAAATCAGAAGTGGCAGTTATTTCTGCGGCTGATACCGCAATAGCTAGTGCTAAAACTGGAGAGCCTAATCTAAAGCCTTTGGCTGATGCAGCAGAAGAGTTAGCAAATGGTGTATCAGAAAGTGTATCTGTTTTAAAGCGTGGAGATGATGTGGCAAAAGCCCTTCCCGCCGATGCCCCTGCTGATGGAATTAAAATATTTGATGCCAGCAAAGAAGCTGTTGATAAGAAAACAGCTGAAGCGTTAGACACTGCTGCGGATAAAGTTGTTGAAGTTGAAAAAAGTTTAGATGGAGTTGAACTCTCCGCAGAACAGGCGAAGCATCTTGCCGATACCAAAGAATCACTTGTTAAGGCTGCAAAAAATGCAGAAGAAGGCAAAACAAGGTTTGGAAAACTCAGCAAGTATATTAAAGCCGGTTTTGCTTGGAACGTAGCAAAAACTATAGGCTCTACAGCTCTTCTTGGAGCTACATATCTTGGTTATAAACACATGACCAAAGATGACGACTCTAAGAGGTCAGAGACGCCGGGTGCTCGCGGCACTATTGGCGCTCCTGTTGAAGAAAAGATTTCTACAGAAGAGGCTATAAAGGAATACTTAAAGTCTGGAGATACAGCGGGTTTGGCTGACGCCTTAAGTAATTCTCGGTATAGCAATCTTATGATTTTCCCCGATCCAATAGATGGTCTTAGTTTTGCATTTTTTGACTCCGGAAGATTAAGAAGCCCAGATGAGAGAGTTCTTGTCCCGACACACCCAGAAACTCAGGCAATTCTAAATTCAATTAACGGAAGAGCTGGAAGCAAAGTCTTGGATTATGAGAGAAGTAAAGCTTCTTCTCCACAGATTGCGCTCAACAAAACCGTGCAGGCAATTTATCAGTATGGGTTTTATGCAACGCCACTTGGCGAAACTCGTGCTTCAAAATACATAATGGGCAGAGCATTTAAACCATTCCCGAGAAGAGGATTCCTCGGAAGAAAGGCTGAAAGAATCTCTCCTGCGGAAAGAAGAGAGAGGAGGCCAGGAAGAAGAATGACTGCTTCAGATAAATCAAATAGATTAAGTAAATTAGACATTTTAAACAAAATATCATTAGATAAGTCTATTTCTACTAATAATCATCAAAATACTGATGTAACTCTGTTCAAAGAAGCAGATGAGACATCAAAGTCCTACTACAAGGATGCCGTTAAGGATCTCAGTAGTGGTGACAAATCGATCCGAGAATATTTTGCAGGTCTAGGTAGACTGTATGATGAAAAGTCGGAAAAACCCAAAACAGATTTTAGTTCTCTTTATAACATAACAGATGGTTCTGGTTCTGAAACAACCCAAGAAGCTCATCCAAAAGCGATAGTAGTCTTAGACTCAATTGGTGATGGTGGCCTCGCAGAAAACGGGTTAGAGCAGAGCGAAAAAAGCCAAGGAGTGGCGATGAGCACTCCGACTGGAAATTACAGATCAAATTACGCTTGGGTGCGTAATGTGTTAGAGAAAAAAGGACTTAAATAACCTAGACGAGTATAAACAATTTCGTTTATATTTATAAGTAAAATATTTTAATGGAGATATTAAAATGGCTCTTAAATTACTAAATCCCGGATTACGGCCGCTAGGCATGTTCGATCTTGAGGATGATACTCTGGGCACACTTGAAGGCGGAGAGCACGTTGAGCTGAATTCAACTGCTGTCGGCGCAGAAGGTTATGCTGCAGACGTTGCTGATGTAGGCCCCTTTGTTGGTGCCGACCTCGCAGGAAACCGTGCAAGCGTTAAGTTTGACGTCGGTACGCGAACTGCAGGTAGCATGTCCGGTCTCGCTGACGAAGGCTCTACTGGATACGGAACGATGTTTGGCCGCACTATCGGCTCAAACGCTGGTCGTGCAACCGTTATTAATGGCGCGGTTGTAGTTGGTCCCACCACAGAACGAGCTTCTGGCAAGGTGACTGTGTGGTCACAGTCTGGACTCTATGCTGTTGACGGCGCTGCAGCTACTGACTCTGCCGCACCGCTAAGCGGAATGGGTGGCGCTCTCCAGCCTGTAAACTCTCCGATTCACGCGGACGCTGCCGGCCTCTTAGGCACGAACGCTCTTGGTGGTCAGCCTGTCGCTATTTTCGTTGGACACTTGACAGATACGTCACTTGTCTCTACCACCAATACTGCAGTAGGTATTGCGAAGGCTATCGAAGCCTCTGCCCTTTACTTACTAGACCCGCGATAAATTAGGAGCATAAAATGACAAATTTATTCAATACACTTGGTGAAATTAATGCTTCTAACGTACAGGAAGCTCTAGGACAGATTGTTAAGTATGCTTCTATTATCGAAGATCTTCAGCCGTCAAGTAACGCTCAGGTGGCAGCACCTAGCCTAAATGATGGTCAGAGAGATGAGATGATTAAGCAGGCTCTAATGACGCAGGAAGGCAAGATTGCTCTTGGTCAGGCGATGGCGAATCCGATTCGTCGCAACCTTGATTATCAGGGTGTGGCACGTAAGACTCTAGTAGTCGATCCACTCCCCCAGGGTGCTCTCGCAGTTTATGACCGTGATATCGATGTGGCTGCTGTAGTCGTGTCAAGTAACGGTACAGCTCCTGAGTCGCGCGTATTCGGTGACCGTGTCAACGTGCCCGAGTTTGAGGTAGTCTCAAACCCGACCGTTCGCATCGCGGAAGTCAAGAGACGCCGGTTCAACGTGATTGATCGTGCCCAGCAGAAGGCTCGTCAGGAAATCCAGGCTCATGAGGATGCTAACGTATTCGCCGCGCTTGAGTTTGCTGGTGACTCCACGCAGGGTGGTGAGAACACGGCTGTGGACCTATCCCCCTCTGGCGCAACACTTGAGAAAGACGGTCTCGTCAATCTTAAGCGTCAGATTGACCGTTGGGACTTGGTAACTTCCAAGTACTTCCTAAACATCAATGAGTTTACGGACATTCTCACTTGGGAATCTGCCGGAAACACTAACTCACAGGTTGACCCCGTCACCCAGCGTGAGTTGCTACAGACTGGTCTTTATGGTCATGTCTTTGGCGCCGACATCATTGTGTCAAAGGTTGTCCCGGCAGGTCGTGGATTCGCCTGCGCTGATCCAGAGTTCGTTGGTGTGATGCCTGTCCGTCAGGACATTGAGGTACTACCTGCTGACGAGCCGAAGCAGCTGAAGCTTGGCTGGGTCGTGAATGAAATCATCGGGATCGGGATTGTTAACCCCCGAGGCGTTGCAACTGGTATCGTTTAAGCCTAACCTCTTAAACTAAGAAGTTAAAAAGGCCCCAGGGGAAACTCTGGGGCCTTTTTGTTTTAAAAATAGGAATTTCCTATTAATGTTCTGATAACTATTGAGCTTTTCACTGGAGACTAAAATGATAAAAAGAACTTGTTAAGATTGCAAATAGTCTAGACGCCAAGGGGTTTTTGAAAGAAGCTGATACTTTGGATAATATTATTCGAAAAATGGCGGCAGATAATGACCTTGACCCGGATGTAGCTGGTGATTTCAGGTGGGATGAAACTCCGCTTAACC